CCGGCTCGCCAGTGAGGCGATGGCATTGAATATGCTCTGAACGCCAGCTTTTATCTGTGCTCCAAACGCCTGGAACTCGGCTTTCGTCTGCTGCAGTCCCGCTTTGAACTGTTCCACCTCGTTTCGGAAAGCCGCCTTGATCTCATCCAGGTGCGTAATGATCAGGTACGTCGCTCCCGCTACCGCAGCCACAATGGCTGCGATTACCAGCACGATCGGATTCGCCACAACAAAAGCGAACAGCGACGCCAGGACTCCCATGATGGAGCTGATCGCTCCCACCACCGCCGGCACAATCGACAGGATCGCGCCCAGCCCCTGCATGACGCTGCCGAGGATGATCAGCAGCGGTCCTGCCGCTGCCACGATCAGGGCAATCGTCACGATCAGCTTTTTCGTCTTGTCATCCAGCGCCAGGAACTTGTTGATCCATTCCTGAATCTTGTCAATGACCGGTGAGATGATTTCCGCGACGATTTTCCCGACTTCCGTCATCAAGACGTCAAGCGAGGATTTCAGCCGCTCAATTGCGCCGCCGAATCCGCTCATCATGGCTTCTGCCATCTCATTTGTCGTGCCGGCGCAGTTGCTCAGGCTGTCGGACAGCGCCTGCACTTCTTCCGGCGCCGTGTTGATCAGCGCCAGCCAGTTCGACATCTGGTTTTTCCCGAAGATGGCCGAGGCTGCCGCGATCTGTTCCTCTTCCGACAGATTCGCAAAGCTGTCATGCAGAATGCGCTGCACCTCGATGCTGTCCTTCATGGTGCCGTCTGCGTTGAAGACCTCAATGCCGTACTGTTTCATGGCCTCCGCCGCTTCCTTGCTCGGCTTGGCGAGCCTGGCGATTCCGGTTTTCAGCGCGTTTGCCGCGGTGTTGGCGTCGATGCCGGCGTCCGCCATGACGCCCATATACAATGCCGCGTCCCTGACATTGTATCCTGCCGTCCGGAAGATCGGCGCGGCGATGCTCATGGCCTGTGCTAGACTGTCGACATCCAGCGCGGAGTTGTTGCAGGCCGCCGCGAAGATGTCCGCGTACATGGCCGCGTTCGAGAAGGAATCTCCGAATCCGTTGATCGTCGCCACGAGTCCGGCGGATACCGTGTCCAGATCGCCGCCTGCGCCTGCGGCCAGGTCCATAGCAGGCTTCAGCATCTCGGCTGCCTCCGTTGCGCTCAGACCTGCCCGCGCAAAATTCAGAGCCGCTACCGCGGCGTCGCTCATGCCGAAAATGGATTCCGCTGCCGCTGCCGCGATGGCCGACTCCAGGTTTGCCGCCTCGGCTTCCGTCAGTCCCATCGTCGTTTTCACGAGCTGCATCGTCTTATCGAAATCTGCGAATTTCTTCGCGCTTGCTGTTGCAGCCGCTGTGATCGGCACCGTGACCGTCGCCGTGAGCGTTTTTCCGAAGGCCGTTACCTTCTGCCCGGCCTCCTGCATTTTCTGACCGACATAGGCGATCTGCTGCGCTGCCACTGATCCGAATGCCCGGTATTCTCTTTCCAGGCTTCTCAGATTCTGCTCGGTTTCGATGATCTCCCGCTGCAGTGCCCGATACTGTTCCGAGTTTTTGTCCACACCCTGCGCGTCCATCGTGCTCTGGATGTTTTTCAGCTCGGCAAGTTTGTCCTTTGTCTCGGCGATCGCCTGCTTCAGCAGTGACTGTTTCTGGCGCAGCAGCTCCGTGTTTTTCGGATCGAGCTTCAGCAGCCGCTCCACATCCTTCAGCTGGCGCTGTGTGGATTTGATCTCCGAATTGACTCCCTTCAGGCTCTGTGTCAGCTTGCTGGTATCGCCTGTCAGTTCGATGGTGATGCCTCTGATTTTATCTGCCATCTTATATGTCCCCTCTAACCAAAGAAACGCCGGATGTCATCCTGCGTCGCCCTGATCGGATATTTTTCGTTGTCGTTTCCTTTTTCGATCAGCATGTCATACACCATGCCCATCGTCATCTGTGAGAGGGCCGTATCCGATAAGCCAAGCTCGGCGCACCTCAGCATGAACAGTGCGCCGGTCGATTCCCTTACCGTGGCCCTTGCGGGTTTTTTGGGTTTGATGTGGTGATCTGGTTCTCTCCCCAGATCTCAATAATCGCCGGCATGGCCTCATAGATGCTGAAGACGCCGTCGATGCTGTCCAGCCACTCCTCCGGACTGTCGCCTGTCTTTTCTCCTGCTTCCTTGCAGAACAGCCAGGCCGTGTTTTCAAATACTTCCAGATGATCCAGCAGCTCCAGGCTCGCCTGGTTCTGTTCTTCTTCCGTTGCCGTCTCCGGCAGCGAAATGACTTTGTTGTAAACGGTGATCAGACCCTGCATGTCGCGGATCAGATCCCGCTTGAAAAATGCGCGGTAGAGTCTCGGAGTGAGAGCCGAAGCTCTCATCCGATACTCTTTCCCGCCGATGATCGTTGTTTTCGTCATCGGCCCGGCCCTCACTCAGCGCTTTCCACAAATACGGTGGTGAACCATGTGCTCTTCGTGGCGGTCGGTGTGTCTTTGGTGGTCTTTGCGAAGACTTTGCCGTCGGATCTCGGGACAGCAGAGATGTTGAAGGATTGCGTCACCGGCTCCTTGTTGTCCTCGATCGTCTTGGAACCGATGCTCGGCCGGCCGGCGGCGACGTTGTAGAGAACGTAATCCTCGTCATCCTGGTCGCCGTCGATCTGGTAGAGCAGGGCAAAAGCCTTCGGCTCCACGGTTGCGTCCTCGGTCAGGACCTTGGACGTACTGCCCTCGGTATAGCCGAAAACGTCCTTGAGCATGGCGTCGGGGATCGCCGCGATCTCCAGGCTGCCCTCGTAGCCCTGGTTCCCGTTGCTGACGTAGTACGCGACATTGTCGGCATAGAACTTCGTCAGCTCCCCGGAAGCCGAGAGATCGAGGTTGACCGCTCCGGGAATGGCGACCGGCGTACCGTAGCCGCTCGTGTTCATCACGGCATAGTGCACGTTCTTCAGACCGAATCTCACTTTGTTGTCATTAGCCATTTTTTCAAACTCCTATCGTGTAAGTAATCATCCAGCACTGCTCATCGTCCAGATATTCCTCTTCCTTCGTCCAGAAGATGTCTTCCGCTGTCAGTGCTGCCTCGACCAGCGCTTCGTCTTCCGGTGATTTGGTTTCCGTGTAGAGTTCCACGGCGATCTCCCGTGCGGAATAGTACACTTTATTATCCGCTCCGAAGTTTTGCGCCCGGTTCTCCACATAGCACAAAAAAGGCAGTGCGGGCGCTTCGTTGACCGGCCAAGCGTAGTACGTGACCTTGTCCTCGAATCCCTCAATGCCTTCCAGGATTGTTTTTACTTCTTCGAGAGTCATGACAGTCTCTCCTTGATTTTTCTGACCAGGACCTCCGGAGCCCTGTCCGCTGCCGGCTTCCAGTGACCGCCTGGCGGTGACGGCGGTACGCGGCCGCCTTTTCTGGAGGCATGTCCTCTTGCCGCCCATCCGCCTTTTCTGTGGCCTTTTTCCAGCAGATGTCCGAGCCGGTACCGGTCTCCGTTGATGTAGACCTGCGCGCCGTGCTTTCCTCTGCCGTAACCGCCTTCTCCCCGCGAGTCGATCTGGCTCTTGTAAGCGCCCGTCCGGGCCGGTGCTTTCGCTCTGACGTCTCCGGCCAGCTCTTCCGCTGCGTCTTCCGCCGCCAGCTTCACGCTCTCGTCCGAGACATACAGGAAGTCACTGAGGACTCCGGCAACCGTGACCTCAAGCTGATCCACGCGGATCTTTCCGACCTTGGCCATCAGACGCCCGCCTTCCGTTCCAGGTACAGCTCGATGCTGTCCTTGTCCCTGCGGTACGTACGGTAAATTCCGTACCGGACGCCGTCAAACTCGCAGATCTCTTCGCCGTGATAGTCAAAGCCGAACATGTTGACCTGCAGCTCCGCTTTCAGCCCGTTCCGTCCCGCCTCAAACCACTCGCGCTGACCGACGCTGCGCACCTCGCAGAAGACTTCCTCCCGCTCTTCGGTGCAGACATGCTGGCCGATTGCGTCGATCTCATAGGTTTTCCTGATCAGCGTGATGATGTCCGATCTGTCCATCCCGATCAGCCTCCGCTTTCGGCCGGAAAACCGTATCCCGTCATCGCCTGCAGCTTGGTAACTTTGTCGTGGTAGATATGCTCCCAGCGTTCCGCATCGTCGTTTGAGCCGAACTTCCATTTGCAGTACGCGATGACGCAGGTTTTGACCTGGTTGTCGACATCGTCGCCGTGATAGATTCCGAGCCCCGTCAGTTCCTTCAGGCAGTCGTCTGCAAGGTCGGAAATCTCATCGTCGAACGCATCGTTCTTGATCCGCAGCGCGTTTTTGATTTCTTTAACCAGCATTGTCGACTTCCTCCTTCAGGCTCAGATAGATCTCTTCCGTGATGGTCCTCTGCCCGATGTGGCCGACCTTCACGCGGCTGTCGCACCAGCATTGCGAACCGACGTTCTTCACCCGCAGGCAGAAGCTCAGATCCTCCCCGAATCCCGCTGCCGGCGAGAACGGCATGCCGAGCTTCTCCTTGACCCGCTTCAGCAGGTCCACGCTTGTCATGACCGCGCCGAATCCGCAGGCGTCGATCGGAAACACGGCGTCCTGCGGATAATCCATGTAGTGAATGGCCGCCGGCAGCAGTCCGCCGTCCGGCAGTTTTCCCATTCCGCACTCTTTGAAGATGG